GGCAAAAGAAAGAACTGTATATTATCGGGTCGCTGGCTGAGAGGTAGTATTCATGCGGGTTTCAGCGGCTTGCGTTCCCGTATGGGGTGCACGGGGTCGGAGGTTCGAATCCTCTCGCCCCGACCAATAAAATCAAAGGCTTACAGCAAAAGCTGTATGTGCGAACAGTACTGTATATTATCGCGGCGATAATATTGAGAATGGCCGGAACGCTCGAACAGAGCCTCCGGCCATTTTCATTTGCGCGGCATCGAAGCCACTGAGGCGCGTTCGATGCACCATTTGCACATGCAAACCGGCGCCGACACTACCACCGCGAACCGGGTCGACCTGGCCCTGATCCTGCTGCCGGACATCACTTGGCTGGAGGCATCCTGCATGCTCGCGCTCAGCGGGGTGCCGGCGGAGGTGGCGGCGCGGGTGCTGGCTCTGCCTGGGGCGCGGCGGACGCCGGTGGAGCCAGGTACGCCCGGCCATCCTCGCTACTGAACAGGTAGACATCGCCTTCCTTTGTCGCGAGGTAGAAGTCCATCACGGCACCATGCCGTTCTCTCGCACGAACGCCTGGCACGCGCGGCCGGTGGCCAAGTCCTCCTCGACAGCCAGCTTCAGCGTGACAAGATCTCGCTCAACGTCCGATCGAACCAGCCGGCCGAGTGGATTGGCGCCGTCGCTGCTGGCGGTGCTTTCGGCGTCGGCCGCGCCGGCAGGTCCACAGACGCCGGAACCGACGTACACGCGCTGAGTAACAATACGCTCGCGAACAGGCTGCATTTCTTCATGTTTGACCTCGGTGATTTTCAGGTTGGTGGCGCCCTGGTGCACGGCCAGGGCGGAATTCTCTTCGGTGCGACGCAGCAGGGCGATGGCGTCAGCTGCGGCGCGCTCGCCGACAGCCGCGGCGTGGCCAGCGGAATACTTGTGGGCGCCGTACCAGCGCACGCCCAGCGCGCCCAGCACCAGCAGGCCGGCCAGCACGATCAAGCCCACCAGGATGCGCTCGAGGCGGCTCATGCCAGTTCCTGTGCCGCGCGCCGGGCAATGTTCAAGCACTCCATCAGCCCGTTGTCGCCACCGTTGACCGCAGCCCTCACGGCCGTTAGCTTGCCCTGGTCGGCGAGTGCGTTCAGGCTGCGACCGGTCCTGTTGCCCTGATCCCAGAACCAGGCGGCCGACAAACAGCCAGCACCTGGTTGCTCGAGCAGTTCGGGATTCTTCAGCAGGTCGAGACCCAGCGCGGCACCGCATGCTGCATAGTTCGCACGGCCCGTGATCTGGATGGGGCCCCGACCTCTGAACCGCCAGCCGTCGCGGCTGACCGGCCCGCCGTTGCCGTTGCGATACGCGTAGGCGATGCAGGCGATGCCTTCCTGGTCCGCCGGGTGCGCGTCGGTGCGGCCGTAGTGGTTTGCCTGGGCCTGCGTGAAGCGGCCCTTGAAGCCCGGTACCGTCATCAAGCGCTCGGCCGAGTAATTCAAACTCTCGACCATGCGCACCAAGTTGCCCGACTCGTGCAGCACCTGGGCGAGGAAGACTGCCCGGCTTTCCTTGCTGCTGATGCCGAAGCGCGCCATCGCGGCGGCGAGCGGCCCGGCAAACTGGTTAGCGGTCGCGCGCGCGACGGGGCCGATGCGGGCCAGCTGGTCGATTGTGAGCTGTGCAGGGGATACAACGGATCCAGGCAGATCAGCGGGTTTCATCGGTTGAGTCCTTCGGCATTGCGGTGGAGGGGAACTTGACGGCGAACATTGCTTCCAGCTTGAACAGGGCGCGACTGCCCATGTGCGCGCCGATGCCGGTCAGGGCATAGGTCAACGGCATGGGCCATCCTTGCCACTGGCACAGGTTTGCGGTGATCAGCCCAGCCAGGCCCGAGATGACGATTTCTCCGACGAACTCGGTGAAATTCCAGACGCGAACATGGCTGTCGCGCATCTTGCGCACGAATGAAGCAATCCCTCCCAGCAAGGTGATCAGGACGAGCCAGATCCAGGGGAGGATTTCGGCCCATTCGCTTGAGGGTGGGCTTGGTGGTTTCTCGATCATCTGCGTCTTACCTGGAAGAGTTGTTGGAATAGACGAACGCTGTGAATCCGGTCGTTTCGTACGGGAGTACGGTACCAATCGTGACGTTGTCCGACACCTCGGCCGTGGTCGAGAAGGCGATGCCGATGCCGGTGCCGTACTTGGTGATCCGGCAGCCGCGCACGATCGAGTTGCCGCACAAAATGCCGTAGCCGGTCACGCCGGTCGACGTAAATTCGGTGCTCACGAAGCGGCTGCCGTGGGGCACCAGGGCGCCGTGGCTGTTGGAGAAAACCTTGACGTTGTCGGCGTCGACCGTGGCTTTGTTGGTCCCGGCGCTGCTTTCGGTATAGAAGCCGATGCCGTTGGCGATGATGGTTGAGTCATGCACGACGATCGGGTTATCCGTATTGCCCAGGCGGTGGAACCCGTAGCTGGCCACCACGATCTCGCTGTCGCGCATGACCAGCTTGCCGCTGCTGTAGGCCAGCAGGAAGCCGGTCAACATGCCGCTGCTGTGCAGCTTGTCGAATGCCAGCGTGTTGGTGCTGTTGCGCACGATGACGGCCGCGCCGGTGTTGGTGCTGCCGTAGATCTTGACGCCGCTGAAACTTGAGTTTTCCGAACCGTCGAAGCCCATCACGCAGTAGTCGGACGAGGGGAAATTGGCGGTCGTCTCCAGCAGCAGGCCGCGCACCACGGCATGGTGCGATCCGGCATAGAAGCGCGCCAGGTCGAAGAGTCCCGAGCTTTGGCCGCGGCAGTTCTCGATCGTCGTGTGCGGCGCCGTCGTGGTGAAGCCCGAATAGGTGCCCAGCAGGTAAGCGCAATTGTGGAACGTGGTGCGGATCGCGTAGGTCTCAAAGCCGGCGCGGGTGTCCTGGCCATAGCAGACACAGTTTTCGATCACGGTATTGGCCGCCTGCACCTTGAAACCGCGCTTTTTCGCGTTATACACCTTCACGTTGCGCACGATGAACTCGCCGCGCGAGGTCGTCAGGGTATGGTCGCCGGTGTACAGGTGCACGCCGTTGGAGTCTTCGGCACCGTCGGCACCGCCCGAGGAAATGTCCTTGATGGTGCTGTCGCGCACGATGACGTTGCTGTCGCAGCCCGGACCGTTGAACGACACCAAGATGCCGGTGCAGGCGCCGCCGTTGTCGCCGATGATCCCGTTTGCCGTCGCAGTCACGCCGAACACGTCGATCTTGATGTCGAGCCGGCTATTCAGGTTGATGGCGGCGCTGGACGCCTTGTAGAACAGAGCGCCGTTGCAGTCCTGCGTGTTGTCGGTGTTGCGGATATTTTTGATCGTCAGGTCGTAGTAGCAGGTTTCCGTCTGCACGAAGTCGGTGTCGACGAACAGGCCATTTTTGCAAACCGGGACGTTGGCGCCGTCGATCGTAAACCCGCGCATACTGGCCTGCACCGACTGCGTTACCAGGTAGGGAATCCCGGCGGCGTAGAATTTCAGGGTTGCGCCCCAGCCTTCGACGTTGCCTTTGACCTGAACTGAGGCGCTGCAGCGGTAGGTGCCGGGAGGGATCAGCAGGGTCTTGCCGGCCGCCGCATTCAGCGCCGCCTGTAGTGCGGCCGTTACGTCAACCGTGACGGCGCCCGAGCGCACATCAGCGATCTGCACGGCGCTCATAAAGTCGAACGCGCTGATATGGTCGCGCGTTTTCTCCTGCAGGGTGCGCATGACGGCGCCGACGCCAGACTGGAGGAAGCCCACCAGGGTGGAGCCGAACGATGTGGCCAGCAGGATCTGCAAGGCGGTGGCGCTCTGCGCTGCCGGCGCGACTGCAACTGGGTTACCACTGGCGTCGAAGCTAAGCAACTTGTTTGCGCGGTCCGCAATATTCGGCAGCGGCTTGATTCCGGTCGTCTCGGATTTAGGAATCAGAATTGCCCGGCGAAACATTGCGAGGTGCTGCTGCAAGGCCATCCAGAGACGATTGAAGTCCGGATTGACGACCCGGGCGAGGAAGTCGCCATTCTGCTGGTAGTCCGTGAGACGCTCGAGGACGATGTCTCGCTCAAGTCGCACCTGGGAAAGGTTCGACGGTGGGGCATCGAACGTAACGGCGCCCCCTGTAGGGACGCCGATCCCGCTCACGGTATAACCAGTGGCCACCTCTACATCATTGAGGTAGACCTTCAGATCCGATGCTTGCGCGACCTGGCAGCCATAGGGAAACGAGACGGTAACGCCGTTCCCAACATGCTGGAATACGGTTTCTTGAGCTGATACGGGCACGGCGGACTCCTGGAGGGGAGCGCCGCCTTATATACACGACGCTCAGGTTTCGAGCGTCACCTCAAAGACGCCCGTCGAATGGCGCCAATCTTCGCGTGTATTGCCGGTCGGAATCCCGACCAAATGGTTAATGCGCACTGGCGCCTGCTCGATCGCGCCGGCGCCGCTGTCCAGGTAGTCGTCCGGCTGCTGCTTCACGGCCGGGTTCCAGTCCTTCATCTGGTCCCATAGCGGGCCGTCGAGGACGTCGACGTGCGCCCACAGCACGCCCGACTTCATTGGCGCCTCGAGCGCGCCGAGGATCCGCTCGTTCTTGTTGGCGTTCTGCACAATTTCCGTCACACCGCAGTTCAGCCGGCGCTGCTTGATCGCGCGCATCAGCAGCTTGCCGACGAAGGAACCGATGCTGTTGGTTTCCACATACACGTGCAGGATGTTGGCTTTCTGGATGATGTCGCAGGCCTGCAGCACCTGGCCGCTGATGATCTCGGTGTTCCGGGTATCGCTGAACTCGGCGAATTCCCCGGTCAGCCCTTCACACACATGCCAATAGTGATTCCCCAGGCTGTCGTCGTAGATGACGGAGAAAGCCGACGCGTCGCCGCTGGCTTTGCCGAGGGACGGATCCCAATACGCGCGGCCGCTCACAATCTGGACTTTGCCCAGCATCATGCGGGTCTGGCGATTCGCGCGCTCGAGCGTGGGCTGCAGCGCGTAGGCCTTGATCCTTTCCGGATCCAGGCGGCTTTCGGTAATCGGTTTCGCTTCGAGCATGTATTGGCTGTCCCAGTAATTGAGCGTTCGCGTCTTCTTGCGGCGCTTGGCGATGTCCTCACGGGTGAAGCGCTCGGGCCAGGCGCAGTGCGCGTAGATATCGAACACCACGCCCGGCGGGTTGGCGAACACGACCTCGTTGCCCTCGACCCGGTAATCGGTGCCTTCGACCAGCAGGCGGGAGAACCGGTGGATGCCCAGCATCACATACAGGCCGTCGTCACCAGGTGTGAAGTCGAAGCGGTACCGGGTCTGCTTGCTGGTCTCCTCATAGCGCACGCTCGATTCGAACAGCGGGATTTTCAGCAGCGCCGCGCCGGCGGCTACCTGCTCGGGATAGATCGAATTGTGGGTGTGCGGCGTGCCGATGTAGGTCTCGCGCCCGCCCGGCACCAGGATGAAGGTCGATTCCTGGATCTTGTTGCGCAGGTTCTCGCGCGCTTCGGCCGTCTTGATGTTCTTCGGCACCTCCACGTCGTCGTAGTCGATGTCCCGAGCGCGCGCACTGGTGACGTTCTGGTTCACGCCGGTCGCGGTCATGCTGGCGTTACGCGCGTCGACGGCGCCGGCCACCCAGAACATCTGCGCGCCGGGCTTGGTCGGCAGCATGCCGGCGCATAGCGGGTGCCGGCGTAGCACGTTGATGGTGTCGCGTGTCAGCTTCGTGGCCAGCGGGCCGTCGGCCGCCCAGATCAGCGACACCCAGGTGGGATCGCGGTACAGCTGCCACGCCTTGTACACCGCGTAGATGGTCGATTTGGCGGCGCCGCGGAACACCATCAGCACGCGCACCGGGTCGGCGCAGGTCTCCAGCCACTGGCAGATCCGCACGTGGAGCATGGGCACGGTCCACCCCTGGACCTTCGCCCACATCACGAAGAACGCCAGGAAGCTGACCTTATTTTCCATGGGCTTTCGCAGTCCGCTTTTGCAGTTGGCTGAGCAACCTGGTCGCTTCCTTCTCGGCGGCCTTCATGTCGGAGTCGAGGCTGGTTTCCTCCTGGGCCTGCGTGGGTTCGGTTACGCCACCCGCACCGCCGCCGGCGCCGCGCATCTGGATGATGCCGATCAGGTTGGTGGTGCGCACGATGACCGACAGCGTCGCCGCAGCGTTCTTCTTGCACCAGTAGCGATCGCCCCGGGTTTGCTGGTCCATCGCGGCGATCGCCACGCCGTGGCCTGGCCACACGGCCGGATCCGCTTCGCCGATGAAGGCGTCCGTCAGCTTCTCGGTCAGCTCCTGCAATTTCTCGTATTGGTCCTGCCGCATCAGTTTCCTCCGATCGCTGTCATGTCCGGCGCGCGCTCCGGCGCGCCCGTGCCTGGCTTCCACCAGTAATCCTGATCCCAGTCCTTTTGTGCGCGGTGTTGCATGCGGGAAAGGTATCCGGGGCTCATGTTCTCTTGTAGAGCATGGAGGCCGGCATGGTCAAGTGCTGCCTTGGCGTACCAGAGATTGACGTAGGGGAGGTGGCTGCGCGCGGTGCGAACCAGCTCGGCGCCAAAGTGCGTGTCCTTGTCGTTGAGCGACTCATAGACGTTCTCGACGCCCAGCTTGTACCCCACGTCGAAGATGCTGCCGACCGTGGGCCCGGCCACGTTCTTGATCGCGTTGGCGGTCGCATCGCCCGGGTTCTCGGTCGGATCGGTCAGCAGGAAGTCGCCCACGATACCCATGCCGCCACCCTGGGCCATGGCCCTGGTCCAGAATTTGGCCGTCGTCATGTCGATCGGGTCCTTCCCCTGAACGATCTGCTTGGTCTGGTAAGCGACGGCGCCCAGCGCGGTGAGCGAGGTCATCATGGCTGCGCCATACATCAGGCGGTTGGCCATCATCGGCGCGCCGTCGACGGACGGAGCGTCCAGCATCCGGCGCCAGTGGCGCGAGATCATCGCGATCGGGAAGCTTTTGAACTGCATGACCGAGCGGGCCAGCTCGCCGCGCACGGTACCGCGTGACATGCCGCCCGCACTGGCGGCCGCCTTCGTGGCCAGATCGGGGTTGATGACCGCGTATTCGGATTCGTCCGTGATCAGGCCGATCACCTTGGCCACCACCTCGCTCGAGCGGGTATGGCCGCTGGCGTGGATCGCCTCGGGCGTCAGGAAGTCCGCGCCCTGGTGGTTCGTGAGCTGGCCGGCGCGGATCACTTCCCAGTCGGCTTCGTCGATGCCTTTGCGGGTCAGGTGCGAGCGGTCCCATTCCGAGAGCGCTGTCCATTCGGTCCTCGACAGCTTGGCCAGCCCGTTCATCATGGTCATGGAAAACGCGCGGCGCAGCGTGTCCGTCCAGGCGTTCATCAGGGACAGTTTCATGGTGGAGTTGGCCAAGCGGCCGCTCCAGTTGTTCCGGATGTTGTCGCCACTCCAGCGGTTCAGGTTCGAGACCATCGAGTCCGCGATCACGCCGTGCATGGTCAGGAAGTCGCGGGTATCGCCATCGAGCTGCATGCCGATGTTCTTCAGGCTCTCCCAGTACGATAGCTTGTTGAAGCCGGTTGTCACAAAATAGCTGCCCATGTCCGTCACGCTCGACAGCACCGCGCTGGCCAGCTTGCCGAACACCTGAATGTTGCGCGCGTCCTGCGCGATCTGCGCAAGGTTTCCGTTGTCGGCCATGCCGGTCTTGCCGCTGATCAGGTCCCAGTAGGTCTGGGGGGTGAATCCGAAGGACCGCTCGACGCCGACGTCGGTCTTCTCGGCGAGGTCGAACTGCAGCTTCATCTGCTGGGAGGGGTTCGGGCCATAACGCTCGACAAGCGCGATGTCGCGCGACAGGCCGCCGATGTGGCCCAGCATCGCGTCGTACATGCTGCCGCCGCCGTAGTTACCCATGTAAGCCAGGTAGGACTGCGCATCCTTGAAGTGGATCTGGCGGCTTTCGCTGCCGGCGTTTGCCCGCGCGCCGCTGCCGCCGCCTTGACCGGGTGTCTTTTTGTTTAGGCCGCCAGTAGCGATGGTGTCCCATGCCGCATTGAGCACGTCGCCCAGCTGCTGGTCGGTCAGCCGGATGCCGTCCTCCTGCAAGTAGCGGTTCCGATCGAGCAGGGGCAGGATCTCCTGCACCCACTTGTCGCGAGCCGCGGCATCGCCGGCGCCGCGCACGCGCCCCTGGTCGTGGGGCTGGGGCAGGTAACCATAGTCCAGCTGACCAACGTCGCCGCCGCCGGCGTTGAAGCGTTGGCGCAGCTGCTCGATCGACTCCAGCCAGGCCACCGCTGCCTTCTGGGCGATCGCGTTGCCGGTGCCGCCGGCGCCGTTGCCGTAGATCTCGATGGCCAGGTCGCGCGACATGCCCGGGTTCTCGGCGTCGAACAGGAACATGAGGGCCTTCCTGCCCGCCGTGGTGCCGTCGGTGTTTCCGACCGCGTCGAGCAGGTCGACCAGGTTGCTCATCGTCTCGCGCTTGATGCCCTCGGCGTAGTTGTGGGTCAGCTCCATCTCTTTGACCAGCGCCTTGTTACGCCCGATCGCGTAGGACGCCATCAGGTCGCCGACCCGGGTTTCCATCGATGCCGTCTTCACGACCTGCAGCTGCGCGCGCTGCACCTTGAGCGCCGCTTCGCCCTGGATGTCGGTCATTGCCTGGCGTGCGGCGTCGAGCACGCGCTGGTCGGATGACCTAGCGCGCCACCCGGCCGGGTCGGCCCTGGCCATGTTGCGCATGGTGGCGGCGATCCGGTCGTCGATCTTCTTTACTTCGGCATCGGTCAAGGCCCGGCCGGCGGCCTGCTGGACAGCTGCTCTGCACTGTGGTTTCATCGGTTTATGATCACTTTATTAAAAGCCTTCGCGGCGGTGTTTTGCATGACGCTCATCATTCCACTGGCCGTGTGGGGTGGTTCGGGTAATTGGCGCCACGGCCTTCGGGCCTTCGTTGCCTACCTGAAGATCATGGGCTGCATCTACGGCGCCGGCCTGGTTCTCGCCGGCGTCTTCTATCTTTCCAGCTTAGGCGCTTCGTAGGAAGCATTCGGCCGCCACCTGCAGTAGCGGCGCATTCTGCACGTCGCGCGCTGCCTCCGCTTTCACCGCTTCCAGTGCATCGGCCAGGCGCATCGGCGTATCCATCCCCTCCAGCTGCACCATCATGTCAGGCGACAGCTTGGCGATTTCGGCGCTCTGCGCTTCCAGCGACGCGGCCATCGGGTTGGCATCGGCTTTCGGGTTCGTTGCAGCAGGGACGGGGTTTGATGTGGTTTCCTGGGGCTTTGATGCAGCAACCTCCGGGATCGATGCAGCTTTCGCCGGTTTCGATTCGCCCAGGCCGGCCACTGCCTGCTTCACCGCCAGCGCTGCAGGGCGCGGCGTAGGGGCGTCGATCGCGGCCCTTTCGGACTTCACCCGGGCGATCCGACCATCGAGGTCGGCAATCTGCTTCTGGGTCTCGGCGGCGGTGCGGTGCGCGTCGAGCTGCTGGCGGAGGTGCCCGATCTGCTTCTCCACACCATCGAGGCGGGTGGCGACATCCTTTTTCGCAGCCGACAGAGCGGCCTTGTAGCTGATGCCCTGGCCGGCCTGGATCTCCTTGGCCAGCGCGCGCACTGCCCGATCACCAGTAGCAGGACGGGATTGCTCGAGCTGGGCGATCTCGGCGCGCAGCGGGGCCACCACGCCCGGGTCGACCAGGTTGCCAGCTTCTGGCAGCAGCTCGGCGCGGGATTGCTCGAGGCGGGTGGTCATGTTGTCGAGCAGTCGCGCCTGGCTGAGGGTGTCGAGAGGGATGGCGGCGCCGACGTCGACGCGCGCGCCGGCGCCGATCTGGTCGGAAGCGCGGAGGACCGCCTCGAGGTGCTGCTGTGCGCCGGCGGCGTCGGCCGGGTCGCGCAGGTTCCACGATTCGATGGTGTCGCGTACCTGCTGCACCCGCGCAGCGGCCACCACGTCGGGGTCGGCGGCCGCGGCGCGCCCGGCTTCGGTACCGTTTCGCTCGGCGATGTAGGCATCCGTGCGCTCAAGGTAGGCCCGGGTTTCCTTCGCCGGCGGCGCCTTGCCCTCGCGGACCGCCTTCCCGGCCTTGCCGCCGCCGTTGTAGTGCGCGATCGCCGCGCGCACGTCGCCGTCGTATTGCTTGATCAGGTCCTTCATGAAGCGCGCGCCGGCGTCGATCGAGGCGGTGGGGTCACGTGGGTCGCCCTTGCCGTAGGTCGCCCAGGTGTCGTCCATGAACTGCATCACGCCCTTGGCGCCCTTCGGCGACACCGCGGCAGATCCGGAGCGCTCACCGACATTCTTGATCGCCAGCAGTGCTTCGGGCGGGATTCCCTCGCGCTGCGCGGCGGTCACGGCGTAGGCGTCCAGGCGCGCATCGTCGTATTTCAGGGCCAGTCGTTCGTTGCCGCCCATGCGGGTCAATTCGCGCGCTGCAGCGGCATCAACCGGGGCCGGGTTCGCTGCTCGAGCACGCGCGCCGCGCATGGCGAAGGCGCCGAAGCCGGCCGGCACCAGGGTCGAGACGGCCAGGCCGACAGGGTCGAACGGATCGTACTGGTCGGACAGCTTGTCGTAGCCGGCGTGTTCGAGAATCGCTTTGCTGGCCGCCTGCTGCGCGATGAAACCGCCCGGGCCACCGACGGCGACCAGGCTGGCTGTTTGCGCCAACGTCTTGCCAGCGACCGGTAATGCCACCGATACCCCGGCCACCGCGCCGGCGATCGCGCCCACCTTGGTGCGGGTATCGAAATCCACGCCTTGGGCCTTGAGGCGGTCGGCCTCGGTCATGCCCTCGTCGACGCCGGTCATCACTGCGCCCGGCACCACTCCCCCTGCCAGCGAATAGCCCACCGCTTTCGTGGCAAAGCGCCCGAGGCCGAACAGCAGCTGCTCGGCCTGGCCAGCGCTTTGTGGATCTGGCGCGAAGCTACGCGCCGTGGTGCGGAAGTTGGTGCCAGCCTCGGTGCTGAAGGCCTCGCCGCTGTCGATGCGCGACCTGGCGCCAGCGCCGTCCGCCCGGGCTTTGTCAGCCGCCTTCGAGTCGAGCATCAGGGTCGGATCGAGCTGGCGGGCATAGCCTGCCTGCATTTCGCCGTACACGCCCAGGATGTCGGAGAAAAAGCCGGCCGACTCGTTTGCGCCGGCGCCCACGCCTTTCGGCGCCGCGGACAGGAAGCCCCAAAGGTTGGAGCCGAACGAGCGCTGGGCGGGCGGCGCCTGCAGTGGGCGTGCTACGCGGTCGTCCAGCACCTTGTCGGTAGCGGCTTGGAACAGGTCTTCAATTGCCATTGCGTACCTCGATCGTGATGCGTTTGCCCTGGCTGTTGGTCACCAGGCCCATGCCGGCGCGGATGTTGTAGCGGCCCTGGCCAGCGTTGACCAGGGCGGCATCGGAAAGGGAATTGACGAATTGATCGAGCGGCACAGCGGTTTTGCCAACGAATACCTTGCCGCCGGGCGCCTGCGCCGCTAGGTCGACCGCTTTAATTGACGAAAGCCGTTTTTCGAAGTCGCCTTCTTCCATGCCAATCGGAAGGGGGATCTTGCTGCCGTTGCGGTCGACGATGCGTCCGGCCACCATGCGCACCGCGCGGCTGATGTCGGCGCTGCCGCCTTCGGCCGCGAACCCGGCCTGCACGTAATAAGCCGCGTCGATCATCTTGTCGCGCACCTCTTGATTCGGGAAGGCGTCGCCGATCTCCTTCGCGATCGAGCCGCGCCAGCCGGTCTCCTTGCGCTCGTCCATCATGATCGCCTTGTCCTTGATCGCACGCGCGCCCTTGATGATCAGCTCGCTGGTGTAACGCCCCTGGGTGGTTTGCAGGTCGCCAACCATCATCGCGGTGCCGAGCACCTTATCCTTGGCGTCGATCTGGCGCGCCAATGAGGTCAGGCGATCGGGATCCGCGACCATTTTTCCGAAGGTAGCCAGTGCTGCTGCCTGCTGGTCGGGTGGTAGGGACTGCACCAAGCGTCCGATCTGCTCGGCCTCCTGGGGCTGCAGGGGAGATACCTTACGCTCGGCCGCCGCTTCCACGGTACCGATCTGCTTCATGCGCTGGGCCAGCACCGCCTGCGCACCGGCGACGTCATTCATCTGCATGGCCGGCGCGCTCGGGATGACGCCGCGCTCCTGCGCCGCCGTCCACGGGTTCTCGGCATAGGCCTTGACGCTCCCTTCGCGGATGCGCTCCATGCTGGCGGTCATCTGTTCCTGGTCGGCCGAGACGCCAACGCCCCGGGTCGATCCAGCAGCGCGCCGGCGCTCGATGGTGGCGGTTTGTTGAGAGAGGGGGAGAGAGGCGAATCCGGCGACGGCGGCCTGCGAGCGCACCAGCTCGCGTACCGCCGGCGCCGCGCTGGTGCCGGCGGTGATGGTCGAGAGCTCCGAAATGTATTCGGTCGACATGTAGCGGCCGTTCAGCACCAGGGACTGCGCATCCTTGAACGCATCGCGGCCCTTGTTCTCGCGCGCTTCCTGCTCGCGCTTAAGACGCTCGGTCTCGCGCACGCCTGCCGCCACGATGCCCTGCTCGAGCCCGTAGGCCTTCGTGATCAGTGCGGTGCGCTTGGCCGGGTCGATGGCTTCACCCTCGGGTCCTTCCAGCTTCGCGCGCGCGGCGCGCACCAGGTCGGCGTTTCCAGTTTCGCCGGCGCCTTCGAGCGTGGCGTTGGCAAAATTGTAGGTTGCCCCTTCCTTGAATGCCTGCTTGGCCGTGGCGATCTTCTCGGGATCCCAGCCGGCGGACGGACCCATGGTATCGACGGCCGCGTTCCACTGGTTGATCGACCCGGGCAGGTCGCGCATCGCCGCGCGCTGGAACTGCTCGCTCATGTCGAGCAGGTTGGCGCCGGTCTCGTTCTGCGTGCGCTTGAGGGCGATGCCGTTGAGGTTGCGGGTGAGGGTGCCGCTCGCCCGGGTCAGGTGTTCGTCGATTACCAGGCGCTGGTCGGCCGTCAGATCCTTGGTCCGCTCCCCGGTCAGCTCGCCCATGCGCTTCTGGAATTCCAGGACTGCTTGGGCGGCCGGGATCCTGCCCTCGGTGACATCCTTGCCGATCTGGTCGTGGACGTCATGCAGCTCATTGGTGAGGGTGGCGGCCGTCGCAGCTGCCCGGGAGCGCTGCTGCTGCAGCTCGGCCTGCTGCCGCTCGCGGTCGACCTGCTGCAGGTCCTGCGCGGCACCGCCGAGCGCGTTGGCCACATTTCCCAACGCCTGGCCGATGGCGCCGCTGTTGCGCACCTGGGCCTGCTGTTGCGGCTCGGCGACGATGTTGCCGAAGTTACCCATTGGGATTCTCATTTTTTACCTGCCTTCCACTTGCCGTAGCTGCTGACCCCGTTGAGGATGGTTGCACCAGCGTTCAGGTAGCCCGAGGTCTTTGCCGCGTCTCCGTCGGCCTGCATGAGCATGCCTTGATCGTTTGCCGATTGCTGCCGCCGGGTGCCGGTCAGCAGCGTGCTGTACGCGTCGTCTTCGGAATCCTTGTAGATTTGCTCGTTGACGCGCAGCGGCGTTCCTTCTCCGATCGACACCCCGGCCGCGGCCATCGATGCGTTGGCCTGGCCAGCAGCAGCGCGCCCGGCCTTGCGGATCTTCTCCGCCTGCGCCATGGCTGCGTCTTTCTCCTGGTTGCCTTGGCGCTGCGCCATCTCGGCATTCGCTTCCGCCGTGTTTTCCTGCGTGTCCGCCGAGTAAATCGCAGCGGTGGCGCCGACCGCAGCTGCCGCGATCGCCGCGTATGCCGCCAAAGCGGCCGTTTCAATTCCCATATTCGATCTCCAGTCCAATCATGCAGCGGGAAAATCCCAGCCGCTCATAAAGCCCGGCAGTGCGTTCCGGGTCGAGCCCGGTCGACGTGCCGGCCGTCAGCCACTTGGCGCCGCGAATCTCGCCCCAGGCCTGCAGCGCACAGATCAGTCGCACCGCGACCATGCTGCCGCGCGCTTCCGGCGCCATGAAGAAGCTCACCTCCTGGGCCACGACGTCGTCGCTCGACCAGTGGGCGGACGACATGCCGGCGATTCCGCCCACCACCAGGCCATCCTGTTCGGCCACGAACACGACGCCGCTGGCCTCGAGGATCAGGTGGGCAATGAAGTGGGCGGCCTTGGCCCGGTTGAACGAAAGCCGCGACCAGCGCGGACTCTCTTTGTGCAGCAGCTCGCCGAGCTCGAGGATGCGCGGCAGGTCGTCCAGTGTGGCTACTCGAATTCCCATGGGTTCCTCAGCTGTTTACGGTGAGCTTGCGGACGACGGCAAGCAGGTGGAAGGGGTAGGGCATGTCCTGCTTGATCGTGATCGTCTCGTTGCCCCTGGACCATTCGGTCAGGCCGCCGCGCTTGAAGCCCGAGAACGGGTCGGGTGCAAAGTCGAGCACGTCCTCCCCGAACTCGCGGAAGGCAAGCTCTTCGTCATTGATCTTGCAGCCGACGGTTTCCATGAGCAGCACCGAAACCTCGTGCACGCGCTGCGCATTGCCCTGGCTGGTGCCGTCACCGGCCTGGATCTCTGGCCGCAGCAGCGTAACGAAGTTGGTGAACGGCAGGCCGATCTGCACGTCGCGCGCGGTACGGGGCAGCTCGACCTGGCCGCCGGTGACGGTGAACATACCCAGGTAGACGCGGTCGGCACGGACGGCCACGCTCTTGCCTTCAAGGTGGCCAATGCCCGCCCACACCGCCTTGCCTGCCTGGTCGGTACCGACAATCCCGCTGTCGGTGTAGTAGCCCGGGTCGAAGCGTTCGACATAGCGCTTCACCTGGCCGCCGATGTTCCGCTGGACGATGCACCACACCTCGTCGCCGGTGGCGTTCGGGACCGATGCGCAGGATTCGTACATGCCATCGGTCTGCTGCGGGCACCAGGCGATCACGCCTTCATCCCGGTCGAGCGTAAGCGTGGCCATCTTGCCGTCGGCACGCACGCACCAGAGCCGCGAATACGGTTCCTGCTGGTAGGCCATGTCGGTGATGCCGGAGACGGTGATGTGCTCGGCCAGAACGGTCAGGTCGGGCGCGTTGTAGGTGTCCGACTCGATGCGGTAGGCCAGCGAGCGGATCTTACGGCCGGCGCGCTGCACGAACAGCACCTCGTTACCCACGCGCAGGGGTTTGACGTGGTTGCAGCCATAGACCGATGGGCTGTTGGCCTTGACGCTGGCCGGCGTGAGCGGTTCGCCATTCCCGCCTTCCATCGTGTATTCGCCGCCGTAGGTCAGCGGCATTAGCGCCTTGGCCGTCACCATGCGCAGGATCGGGTTGATCTGGCCAGTCGACGGCAGGGAGAAGCTGAAGGCGTCGTCGGCGTTGGTGCCGATCGTGAAATCGAAGAACAGGCCTGAGCGGCTACCCCAGACCGTCTGCGGATAACGCGGCGAACCGGCCACGGCCAGGCGCTGCTCGAACAGGGCGCCGGTGCATGGGTAGCCGGCGTTGCTGTTCCACACCGAGGCTTCGAGGGTCCATGCGCTCGGCGGGGACTCAACGACCGCTGTCAGCTCCTCCTTAATGACGCCGTAAACCTCCTCGGCGCTGATGAAGTCGGTGATCTGCACCATGCCGCCATTGATACGGACGAACTTCCCGACATCCTGCTGACGCCATATTTCGATCAGGTCGCTCGGTGGCGGGTCTTCCGGGTCCGGGAATTTGGGGTTGGCCAGGCGGGTACCGGTGGAGAGTGTGCAGTATTGCCCGACCGGGCTCTTCGCGGATGGGGTGATCCCGACCTGGGGCGAGTCGAGCAGCTCCCATGCGTTGGCGGGTAAGGCCGCGAGCGAGAATTCGTTCTGGATGTTCACCGAGACCGAGGTCCCGCTGCCGAACGCGGTGATCAGGGCGATACCTGACAGGTAGGAAATACGCCGTCCCACGTCACCGGGAAGGAAGATGGAGGACGGGACCGTGGCTGTCCGGTCGAATCCCACGGTCGCCTCCGACAGCGTCAGCAAAACCGGAAACGTGTCTCCGATCTCGTCGAACGGCGCGACGGTGATGGGGGCGGGCGCCAGGGCCCAGTGCGTGGCGCCGATCCGCTTGAGGGTATGGACCGGCACGCTTTTGTGGAAGAGGAACATCGTGTCCGCGCCCTGGGTGTAGTCCATCTCGGCCAGCATGTCCTCGGTATAGGGCGTGGCGATCTCGTACGGCACGCCGCCGGCGAGGACCTGGCCGGCGCTCTGGGCATAGACACGCATGTACAGGTGCCCGAACTCCAGCATGTAGGCTTGCGTCGTGTTGAAGATGTACGGCACCAAGCGCGAGCGCTTCGAGGAGTCCTTGGTCTCGGCGATGAATTTCGTCCCGGGCCTGCGCTCCGCGCCGCCATGAATGTTCACGACGCAGTTGGGCATGGCCGCCGCGCCGTTCTGGTAGCGAGAGACGTCGACGCGGCCGTAGCACTTGGGGGAGATCTCGCCGGCGGTGAAGTTTGTTTGGTTGACGGTGACGCGTGGCATGGCTGGTCCTTACGAGAAGCGCGATTCGGCGAACGAGCCCGCGGTGAACTCTTCCGGTGGGTCGTCCTGTCCGTCAATCGCCTTGGCTACCTTGAGCAGGCGTGCGTACGCGTCCCGGTAGCTGTCGCGCACGGACGTCGACGAGGTCACGGCGTACGCCATCTCGGCGGCCATTGCCAGCTCGACCACGCGAATCAGGTTGGTCGACCAGGTGTCCTCGACGGTGTTGCGAAAGCAGTAGACCAGTGGCAGGGCGGTGACGTTGGCCAGCAGGCGCTGACGCTCGGAGCGGTATTCCAGGGGTTCACCCTTCTTGCCGACCTGGAGCGTGCGCAGCCAGTCGCCCGGGAGCTGGAACTGGTAGGGGAAGTCGAACGCCGGCGGGGTGGCCATGGGCGCTAAAATGACGCGGTCGGTGGCGCAGTTCCAGTTGTGAAGCCGCAGCACGTCGTCGCGTACGGTCGGATAGAGGTTGGCGGCGATGCGCACGTGCGGCTTTGGCTCCTCGAAGGAGCTGAACGGCGAGCCGCCGAGCATCACCAGGGCATTGGAGCAAACGGAAACTGAGCTTGGCATATCGGACCTTCAAGAAAAAACCGGAGCACAAGGCCCCGGCGAAATACCCCGAGGGGTAGGAGACAACCGTGAATCGGTCAGTCGGTGACGTACTGCAGCTCGACCTTGAGGGCCTGGTTGGCGGCAAGGGCTGCAGTTTTGACGGTTGCGTAGACGTCGACCTCTTCGAGGGTGACGTACTCAGCACCGTTGGTGATCAGCGCGCCGTTCGTGGCGGCCTTGGTACCAGCAGCAGCGATATCGACGCCGGCAGCAATGCCCGACGCGTTGATGACCGCGCCATCGCGGGTCTTACGCAGGCCGATGTCGAGCACGGAAGTTGCGGTGCCGGCTGCGCAGCTGACGATGCCGTCGGACAGGATTCGCGAACCGATTGGCAGACGGCCCAGGAAGATCGTGTCGTTGATGGCGGCGCCGGCGTGCACGGCCGGCATCTTCGAAGCCAGGATGCGGACGCGGCCCTGCGATTCATGGGGAAGCACTTTCTTGCGTGCGGCGAGGGCAGCGCCCTGGGTGGTATTTACTTCAGCCATGTTTGGCTCCTATGAAATGAGGTGGGTTCGATGCGGCCGCCGGGCTGGCGGCCACTACGGGGCGACTTAGACGAAGTCGATTTGGACGACAGCGTCTTCCCAGACGCGGACTGCGCCGACCGAGCCGGCCGCCGAGACCTGCATCGTGTCCTTCTTATCGCCGCGGCGCTGGCTCTTGCCTTCGAAGAAGCCGGTACCGAAGTGGATCGCCTTCTTCGCCCAGGCCATCGCGCTGTAGGTGCCGCCGACGTTGTTGACCTTCTCGTAAGGCACCCAGTTGAAGCCCATCCACTTTCCAGCCAGGTTGCCTTCCTGGAGCATCTTCACCGCCATGAAGTCGGCGCTGGTCAGGGTGGCGTCCGCCAGGATGTCCTCGAGCATTTCCGAGGTGTAGGTGATGTACAGCTCCTGTGGATCATCCGCTTCGCTGTCGCATTCGTTGGCGCGGAAAATCTTCTTCGCCGTAATCAGCTTGGCTTTGGTGAAGCCGGTGCCGCCGGCGACGATCTTCTGGCCAGCCGGCAGCGCGATCTGGTCGCCTTCCTTGGTTTGCGAGTTACCCAGGCCGGCGGCGTAGATGATCGCGTCCTTGCGGCGATTCCAGGCGGCCAGCAGCGAGGACATGTAGTCGCCGGTCGGGTTGGCCAGCACTTTCGGCTCGTCCGCGCGGTCGACCGGCAGCGCCTGGTAGAAGTCGCGCATCAGGGCCACGCGCGTGGCGTGGGCGATTTCGCTCCACTGGGTGTCGCCGTGGCGCACGTTGTTCTCGGGCGTGTCTTCCACCATGCCGAGCTTGTTGGCGGTGAACGATTCGCCGGTAATGCTGCCGCGGTCGGTGACGCGCGATTCGAAGCGCGAGGTCTTCTGCTGTGCCTGGGTGCGGATCGTGGTGTCGAACTGCTGCACGAAGGCTTGGGTGATGGTTGCGGTCATAAGGAATCCCTGAGTAGTTGAATTGTTTTTTCGCCTGTCAGGTTGTCCGTTACCGGGCCTGTTTTTCGGGCCCCGCACGGCTGTATGCGGGGTTACGGGCTTGAAGGTTGTCTGCGCGCCACCGCAGGCCTTGATTGCTGGCAATGATTGCGCCGTTGGCCGGTCGGAATCCCGACTATTTGCAATCGGAAACGAAAAAGCCCGCTCAAGGCGGGCCGTGTGGGGGTTACGAGGCGATCAGCCGGCGGCTTCAGTGCCGTGCTTGCGCTCGAAATACTGTTTGACCTTCGCGCTGACCTTCGCATGGTCGGCGTGGCGTGGATTCGTGTATGCCTCCGAGCTGAGCATGGTGGTGATATCGTCCTGGGTGATCATGCTCGCGCCGCCGGCGCCGGCGTCTTCCTGGAACTCGGGGCCCAGTGCGGCCATCAAGCGCAGGAACTGCGGGTTGTTGCCGAGCGGCCCGTTCATGATCTCGTCGACGTTCAGGCCCGCTTTCTGTGCGGCCGCGTTGGTGCCGACATACGCGTTCTTGACGTTGCGGGTGAAGTCGGCGTCTGTCGCCCAGGTCTTCTTCAGCTCGGCGGTCGCGGTCGTGGCGTCGTGGAGGACGGCGCCGGCGGCCAGCGTCGGGGCCATCTCGAAGTATTTGCCCATGACGAAGTCGACCTGTGCCTGGTTCAGGCCTGCGGCGTGCGCGCCGGTGAGGAAGCCCTGCATGCCGGCGTCGGTGGCGGGGTCAAACGCTTCCTTGAGCGTCTCCGGCACTGTGATCTTGTACTCGCTGGCGTCCTTCGGTGGCGCTTCACCCGAACCGAAGCGCTTCTCCAGGCTACCGTAGGCGTCGGCCATCTTGCGCGACGAGGCGTCCAGGTCGAGGGTGCCGTCTTCCTTCAGCACGCGCAGCTTCTCGGGGATGAAGTCGGTGGTGGGTGCACCGTCGGCAGCAGCGGCCGCACCGCCGGCCAGCACCGAAGCCGCGCCAGCGCCACCGGCCGCAGCGCCGGCAGCATCTGCACCGGCACCAGCTGCTGCGCCGGCGGCGCCTGCATCGGCGCCTGCGCCCGCCGCGCCACCCGCTGCGCCCTCGGCGCCGGCTTCCTGCATGTAACGCCTGATGAGTCCTTTGATGAACATGTGTCTATCCTTCCTGGTTGTTGACGTCCACGCCGTGGGCGCGGTTGATCTGGTTGACGATAAATTCGAGCACGCGACGCTGGCCGTCGCGCTGGTAGGTTTCGAGCACCGCATCGATGCCACCCTTGACGACGGCGGGGCGGGCAAAGGTGCGGGTCAGGTGTTCGAGGATGGCCACGCCGCGGCGGTCGTCCTCGAAAAGTGCCCTGTATTCCTCGGGGGTGGGGAGCTGTTCGCTCATGCTGGCGCCATGTTCTTGGCCATCTGCGGCGCCATCTTCTGGGCCATCTCAGCCTGCTGTTGCTGCTGCTGCGCCTGCTGCTGGGCTTTGGCGCGGTTGTCGCGGATCGCCTGGATGTCTTCCTTCGAGCGACCGACACGCGCCGGCGCGCCGCGGCCCTCCAGGATGACGCTGACGCTCTCCTCGATGTCGATCGTGTCCCAGACGGTGGGATCCTGCGTCGCCAGTGCGATCTGGCCCACGGCCGCCAGCGAGGTCTCGACCGCGTTGACCTCTTCGAGCTTCTGGGCCTTCGCGTTGGGGGACTCGAACTTCACGTTGTACGAGCGGCCGGCCAGCGACTGCGGCGGTGGCGGCAGCACGCCAGGTGCGCGCAGCGCCAGGCCGAAGCAGCGGTTGATCATCGGGGCGTACCACTCGGCCTGCATACGGCCGTAAATTGGGCCGAGCAGCTGGCGGATCATCTGGGTGCGCACGTGGATCTCGGTGGCCGTGCGCACCGGGCCATCCTGCGGCGCCAGCTGGTCGGCCATCAGCGTCTTGCGGATAGCGGCCTGCAGCTGCTCCTTCTTCGTGAACGACAGGTCGAACTTCGCCCCGCTTTGCAGCGCCTTCATGCTGTCGACGCTGTTGGCCACGATGATCTTGCGCGGGCCGACCTTGACGGTGCGCGGGTTGAGGACGCCATCATCCTCGGCGATCCACATGCCCGAGACGGCCATGTCGAGGTTGGTGTCCTCGAGGTAGACCAGACGATTGAGCTGCTTGACGTCGGGTAGGGCGCGGAACATCGGCCCGATCGCATACTCGCTGTTCGGTAGCTTGGCCCAGCGGGGCGCCACGAACGGGCACTCGTGGAAGCCGGATTCGCGCGCCACGTGCTTGGTGTCGACCTCGATGTGCACCGAGGCGAACGCCAGGTTCTTCGCACGCACGCCGGTCGCCTCGGCGCTGCGCGGGTAGATCGACTGGCAGAACTTGACCTTTTCGTCAGGTTTGCCCTCGTCGACCAGCTTGCGCACCTTCTCGCTGACGTTGTCGTGGCCGAAGTCCTTGATCGCCTGCTCGGCCGAGAGCTCGTACGATCGCACCAGGGTGTCCGGCAGGCCGCCAGCCTTCGACGCTGCGATGTAGCACGATGCCATTGGCCAGAGCTCGAAGTGGTAGCCGCCCTGGTCGCGGTCGACGTCGATGAACAGCACGAACCACCCGGCCGGGACCATGTCGGTGCAGGCCTCGAAGCCGACGGCATCGAAATTCGAACCGTGGATGTTCTCGAAGATGGTCTCGGCGCACAGGTCGAACCAGCGCTTCTCCTCGTCGGTGTCCTGGCCGGTCGAGAGGCCGAACCAGCGCGAGTTGCTCGGGGTGCCGCCGGACATGATGGCGGCCGCCAGGATCTGGCCGGCGTCGGTCGATGTCGAGTCCATCAGGCGCGCACGCTTGGCCTGCAGCGCGGGCGCATCGTTCTTCTCGCCGTTGAAGCCGTCGCCGCGCTCCGGGAACGAGTAGTCGAAGCAGTCGCGCCAGAGCTGTTCATGCGGCGTGCGCAGCTGCTCGAGCGACGATTTCCTGCGAAGCAGTTGCACTGCGAGATCGGACATGGTCAGCCTCCCAGCCGGTCTTTGCCCTGGGCCAGCACGCTGCTGGTCGTGGCGGTACCGGTTGCGCCTTGGGCGCCGGCTGCGAGCAGGGTCTGGCCGCGCTTGGCCCGGCGGTTGGCCGCGCTCTTGGCGTTGGCTGCGACGGTAGCGTCAGCCTCCGCCTTCTCGCGCTCGACCTTCGGGTCTTTCTCCGGTGGGAGATCTGGGGAGCTTCCGCACATGGGGTTCCTTGCGTTGTTGCGATGGTTGATCGGTTACTTCTTTTCCGGCGCCACAGGGCACAGGTAGCCGTCGAGCGTCATGACCGGGGCGGTGAGGGTGGTGGGATCGATGTCGGTGGCGCGCATGTTGCGGTAGTCGGACTTCGAGCGCGGCGCGGCCGGGGCGGGCGTGGCCCTGTTGCCAACGACGGTGCTGGCCGCCTGCAGCTGCTGCGCCAGCTCGTCCTGCAGCTTGCCCATCTCTTCGGCGCGGATCTGGGCGCGCAGCGCGTCGACGTCGAGCGCCGGTGCTGCGGTGGCGCCGGCAGCGCCGGTATCGCTTTCGAGGAGAGTCCCGTGGTCGGTACCGCCAGCTGGTGGCGTGCTGCCGGCGTTGGCCAGGTCAGCGGTATTGCCGGCGGTGCCGGTGAGCTCTTCGGGGGCTTTGGCTGGCTGTTCGCCTGGCACGAGGACGTTGGTGACGCGGGAATTCTTTGGGGGCATGACGGACTCCGGAGGACGTTAATCGGTGGCAACGTCACGGAGTATCGGCGCGGCGGCCGGTCGGAATCCCGACTAAATCGATTCAGGCCATGAACGAGAATTGGCTGACCGTTGGCACGTCGGCAATGGATTCGCCCGTAGCCTCGGCCCAGAACTGCACCAGGCACAGCCCCTGGTGGTACGACGGCTGCGAACCGTTCTTGTAGCCGATCAGGGTGCTCTTCGGGATTTCGGTGAAGAACGAGACGTCGTACAGGCTGTAGCCCTCGTCCTTGAGGTGGCCGAGCAGGCGGAACCAGTCGACGCGAACGTCGCTGGATCGCTGCCCAAACGCGCGCGCACGCGTAAGGAGGGATGCACGGCGCTTTTCCGGCATCTTCTCCCCTTAAAACGGCACCGGCGCTTCGGCCACGGGCAGCAGCTCGATCGAGCGCGCCAGCGACAGGATTGCCAGCGCGTCAGCGTGGTTGCTGTCGACCGGTGCGAACCCTTTGGCGCGCGCGGTCGCGATCATGGCGTCCTTATCCGCGTTGCCCTTGCCGGTCCAGTGCTTCTTCACGACGCCCACGCCGACCGGGCGCAGCGGCACGTTGTTCGATGCGCACCACATCTCCAGGCATGCGAGGAAGCCGCCGTACACGTGCGCGGCCAGCGTGCCGGCGTGGTTCTTCACGTCCTCGTAGTAGATCGCGTGGATCTCGCCGGCGCCGATGCGCTGCTCGTTGAGGAAGGCGCGGAACTTGAGCCAGCGCTGGCCGGCCATTTCCATGCGGCGTGGTGCGAACGACTCGCTGCCGCTGGCGACCTTGCCGTCGCGTGCGCAGCGGGCCCAGCCGGTGGTGGTGCCGATATCGATTGCAAGAATGTTCATGGTTCTCCTGTAATTTTCGAATTGTTAGACGGGCATGTCGAAGCCGACTTGGGTGAAAGTGCTGGGTTTCCCGTCCTGCAGTGCCAGCTTCGGTTCGAACGAGGACGGATCCATGACGCTGGCCAGCTGGGCGCGCAGCTCGTTCTCGAGGCGCTCAAGCCAGAGGTATCGCTTCTCCCCCATCGGACGATCAGCGTCCGGTCGACGCCAGAGCAGGTCGGGCCGCTTATGCGCCTTCAGCTCGTTCTCGATGAGGTTGAACGCTGCGCGCGATGCTTGCGTGCCAGGCCTGTCATGGAACCGCACGTCGTGCACTGCCATCGTCAGCCAGCGCAGGCGCGTGAGTTCGGAGGTGATCGCCTGGAGTCGGCCGGCGCTGGCGCCGAAGTGGGCGAAGCACCACCATTCGCTTGAGCCCGAAGTGCTGCTGCACATCGAGCCGATCAGCGGGCAGCCGTAGGCGGCGCAGAGGTGGCCAGGGCGGTCAGCCACGCGGTCTTCGTGGGTATGCATCAGGCTGCCTCCTTGCGTTTGTCGATCGCCGCCTGGATCCTCGCGGCAAAGTCGGCGTGCGTTTCGGTACCGCGAGCGAACATGCCCAGTTCACGGCCTTTTGCTTCGATGCCCTGCGGCGAGCGCTTCCAGGCCCAGTCCGGTGCCGGCCGTGATGCAGCTGGTGCTGGCGGTGGAGCCGCTTGGGTCTCCAGCTCTTGCTCCACGATCGGGACCAGGTAGGCGAGGGGGATTGCCTTGTCCGGCTTCGCGGTTTTCGCTTTGATGATCGCGACGTTCAGCACCTCGTCGGTGACCTTCGGATTTTGTGCCCAGGTCACAGCCACGATCGGATGCTGCGCCGTAGCGATGACACCCTGGGCGCGCAGCAGCAGCGAGATCTGCACGTTGCGGGCCATGCCCTGTACGAGGTCGGCAGACGATTCGGGTTCGGGCGGTTCGACGTCCGGGGTTGGCGGTTGAGGAGATGATGACTTAGGTTTTAATTCTCCCTGTCCCTGTCCCTGTCCCTGTCCCTGTCCCTTAAGAGCTTTTTCCAGCGGAATTCCGTCGCCCGTTTGCTCATTTCCACCGGAACCTCCTGTAATTTCCAGCGGAATTCCCGCAGTTTCCAACGGAATGTTGTCGGAAGATGAACCCGGTTCCAGCGGAAGAGGGAGGGGCGGACGGCCTTCAGCCTCGCGCTGTTTGTTGGATTTCCGAACGCGATCACACTCTTTCTTCCATGCGTGATGCAGCTTTGCCCTCCAGCTTTCCAGCGCTTTCTCAGCGACCACAGGGTGATAGAGCCGGCCGTCAGCGCACTTGATCCAGCCGTGCAGCGCGCCTTCGCGCAGGTTCATCCATTCTTTGACCACGCGGCCGTAGCCGGCGGCCTTGGCCAAGAAGCGGTCATCGTCTGGAAGGGATGCGGCGGGCACCTGGTGCCAGGCAGCGCTCCAGAGAAGCACCGCGGCCCAGCATGCCTCGGGTGATTCGTATGCCGCCATGTCACTGTCACGAAGGCGAGCGACATCGAGCGGCATAAACGTGAAGTCCTGCAGGTTGCAGTCGGCGGGCGTGAGCGGCGCCGGGAGATTGGCGGTCGTTGTCATGGCGGCGAAACCTCCAGCTGCTGGAGCACAGTACCGGACTTGCGGCGTTGGTCCTGCACCTGTTCAGCGGCGCAGCAATCCCATTCGGTCTGCCAGTCGGCGACAGCAGCTGCGTCGGGATTCATCTTGTGGTCGTTGCGGCCGGCGCCACGCTGGAATGCAGCGCGGGCCCGGGCGCGGATGGTTTCGCGGGAGATGATGGATTCCGTCATGGCTGACCTGCTTTCCCGCTCTGCTGGTATTTCTCGACGGCCTCGGCCAGCTCGTTACCGCTTGCCTCATACCGGCCTGCTTCTCGTGCTTGCTGACCAGGTGGAGCGATCTGCACAGCCTTGCGCCGCGCCGCCCAGTTGCAAGCCTTGGCGATGACCTTGGTCGCCGCTTTGCATGTTGGTGATAATTCGTTCATTGCCTCTTTACCTTTCATGGCCCGGCTTCTCCCCGGGGTGTTCTTTTGGCCATTACCTGGCCGCGCAGCCGAAACCCCTTAAAGGTGCCTCCGGCCATTGCTGACCCCGCGACCGCGACCAGCTGGCCGCCCAGGACCCGGACATCCTCGGGATTCCTTGCCGTTAGTCGACGCCGTACCATGCGTGCGTACTGCGCTGTTGATGAGGCTGCGATTGAGGGCGCTTTTCGATAGACCGAGCAGCTTGCTCAACGCGGTGAAGCCGTTCATCTCTGCCGGATTCAGCAGAGTTTCCAGGCACTCAGTGCGTACTGCGGGGTTCAAACTCATGTGATTTCTCCTTGGTGGTGCGGGTTACGAGGATGGTTCAGGACGGGGTGATGCAGTTGAATCGACGGGAATCAACTTCCTACGGGCAACTTTTTAGACGCAGAAAAAGCCGCGGTGTTACTGCGGCTGCGACTCAAGCGGGAGGGGAGTATTCGCGACCTCGTCGGCGAACTCGTTGAGCTTGACCAGGATGGATCCAGCAGGATCTTTCAGCTCGCCCGAAATGATGCGGCTGATCGTCGGCTGCTTTACGCCGGCGCGCGTAGCGATGGCTGCTTGCGAGAAGCCAGCAGTAATCAGAGACTGGGCAGCCTCTTGAGCGGTACGAAGGGTCATGGTCGTCAGGGGTTAGTTGTTTTCGGTCATTCTATACGAAAACGTATTGGTGTCAATGCGAAGACGCATAAAGGATTGCTAACATGTATGCGTTGACGCATATTCTCGGGATGAATACCCCTGAGCTACTTGTTAAGAAGAATCTGGAGTGGCTGATAGCCCAGAGGAAGACGAGCCCGTACGAACTGCAGAAGTCGACCGGCGTGCCCCAGCCCACTATTCATCGGATCCTGACGGGAGAAAGTAGCGACCCCCGAACGAAGACACTCCAGCCGTTGGCTGATTTCTTCAATGTGTCCGTTGCGGATCTGCGCGATCGTGACCTGACTACGCCAGGGAGCCTGGCAGTTGAATCGAACGCGACGTTCCGGCCGGCCGAGGTAGTCGGCGCCGATGATCCGCGCGTCGTGCGCGTGCCGAAGGTGCGGCTACGCGTGGCTGCCGGCATCTCCGGTTTTCAAACCGAACCTGAGCGATTTGATGGCGCAACGATGACCGTCTCTCGCGAGTGGGCCGATCGCCATGGCTACGACCCGAAGGGGCTGATGTGGGTGCGCGTCAGCGGCCGCAGCATGGAGAAGACACTATTCGATGGCGACTGGGTGCTGATATACACCGGGCAAACTGAACCGAGGAACGAGAAAATATTCGCGGTGAATTTCGATGGCGAGCCGGTTATCAAGCGGCTCACCAGGGATGCAGGGCAGTGGTGGTTGAGTTCAGATAACACTGACCCACAGTTTTATCGTCGCCAATGCAAAGATGGCGAATGCATTATTGTTGGACAAGCAGTTTTGAAACACAGCGAGGCTTTGTGATTCAGTATTCAATGGTTCGCAGTGGAGAAGTGCGAGTTGCAGCTGTATTAGTCGAGCGCCGTGATTTTGTCGCCCCCAGAGCGGGACGGCTTATCCAGCTTGTCGAGGAAAAATTATCGGTCCCCGTGATGCTGGTAGCGAGGGATGAGGCAGTCTGGGCCGGCGCTCGCGTGCACGCCAACTTCGAAGCAGAGCCATATCTTTATGCGCTGCTCGAAGCCCGGGAGATAGAATGGGCCGAGCTCGGCCTGATCCTCGAGGAGGCGGCCTGATGTTCTACACGATCATCCCGACCGCGCCGCCCACGTTTGCGGTGCAGCCTGACCAAGCGCATCTCTCGGATAGCGCCGCGGCCGAGCTGGTGCGCGCACTCGAGAAGCATTTCATGTCACCTGTCGCCCTTGTCAGCTGGGATGCCGCCGGTCAGTTCAGGACGCACGGCGCGCCCGTCTCGGAGGAATTGGCGACCGACGAAGATTTAGTGTGGCGTGAGTTTGAACTGCCCGGTGAGCCAGAAGTGCCATTTTGATCTACTTAATCGGAAATGAGCTTCGAATGAAGAGTATCGCTGTATTAATTGCTGTGGCCTTACTGGCCGGATGCGCTGCGCCTGTAAACCATAACGGCGGACCAATGACGCAGATCGATAAGGATACGCAGTATTCGATCGCCGAAAGGTCCGATGGATTTGACTTGGCCGTTTCTTATTCCCGTTACCAGTTCATTCCGGAGAGCGGGGCCGTCGCAATAGCCTGCAAAGCTGCACTGACCAGCACTGCCTGGGCCATAGCCAAAGCACGCGGAAAGGACATCCTGCCGGTGAACGAGCAGCGCATCAAGATCTCCATCGGACGGAATGGTCTCTCGGGGATCACGTCGTGTTCCGCCGCCGCCCCCGTGGAGTGGAAGCTGTAAGCAGGTAAGCCACCGGAATCGAGCCCGCCGTTGAGCGGGTTTTTTTTCGCCTCGCAAAAAATTATGCGTTTTCGTATTGACCAGATCAATACGATTACGTATAGTCTCTCCATCGAAACGAGCTCAGCATCCGCCGAGCAGCGAACTGGAGAACGCCATGTCCTACGAAGACGCAGTCACCACCAAAGTTACCCGCAGCCAGGCGCTCGCCGAAGTGCGCCGCCACGGCGCCAGCGAGAGCGAGTTCTTCGCCGATGTAGGCGACAAGGATGTCTACCAGGGCGCCGAAGTTCTCGGCTGGCTCGGCTACTGATCGCGATCGGAGAATACTGATGCGCGTGCCTATCCCACCTGTACATGAAGGCCAAGTCTTCTTGCTGAGCCCTGACGGTCGCGAAGCCGAATGGGTCGACCCTGCGAACGTCCCTGAGCGCTGCGCTGGCTGGACCGACGTTACCGAGCTGAACATGGAAGACCTGCAGATCGTCGCCGCGCAGCGCGTGCAGCAAAACCCACAGTGGGGGACCTGACCATGGCCCTCTACGACCCAACCGAAGCTGACGAGAAGCGCGACGAGCGCCTGGCCGAGCTGACCCGCGAAGCCGCCGACAACATCAACGGCGCCATCGCCGCAGGCCTGCCGCAAATGATGGCGGTGATCGACGAAGCCCTGGGCGAGTTCATGCAGGACGACCAGGCGCGCTTCGATCTGCTGAAGAAGACCGCCGCCGGCGGCAATCCCTTCACGAAAATCCTCGGCGACCTGGTGTGGGCCGAAGCCGAGGTGCGCGCCGAGCAGGAGCTGGCCCGCCTCGAGAAGGAGGGCGCTGATGACGCCGACGAAGCCCGGATCGACGCGGCTATCTGGAATCGCGAGAACGCCTGACCGATTTACCGAAGCGGCGCGCCTCGGAACACAACGTGCGCTTTGCCCTGAATCTCGGGTCAGGAAATAGAGGGAGTGGGATCTCGAATGCCCTGGCAGCCTGGAACAGACAGGCACCACACAGAGGGCGGTTGATGACGTTGAGTTCGGGTGCAGTCCGTTCTCTAAGGTTTCTGCACCAGCCGCCCTCTGTGTGGTAGTCAGCGGTGCCGCCAAGCGCCTGCACCGCTTTCTGAAGTACCGGCGGCCTGCTGGCCACCACTCGCTAGCCTGATTGCGCATAGGCCCGCGACGAGCGCGGTTAGAGCTCGCCACCCGGTGAAAGGCCGGGACCAACAACGAAGCCGGCCGCGCCGGCGCCAACAACGGGAGAACCAGCATGACCAGCACCACCCTGTACCGCGTCCCGCGCCGCATGTTCCGCAAGCTGGCCAAGCCGGCGCTGCTCTGGCTGAACGCCTGGCGCTTCAAGCAATCGGAGTTCGAGCTGGCCCGCCTGGCCGAGGTCGGCAACGCCCGCGGCGTCGCACGCGTGCACCACCACCAGGTGAAGCTGCAGCTGCAGCGCCGCCGGATCAACGGGTGGTGATCATGATCGCCCGCTTCCGCAAGCACTACCGCACGCAATACCTGCTGTCCCTGCGCGCTGGCTTTGGCCCGCGCAAGGCCGCACGCCGCGCGCTGCGCACCTACATTTTCGGCTTTTAACCAGAGAGGAATCACCCCATGAATCAAGTAGTCGCCAGCCCGGCCAAGAGCCTCAGTACATTCTTGGACAAATACAAGGGCCAAATCGCCAACGCGCTGCCGAAGCACATCACGGCCGATCGCATGGTCCGCCTGACTATGACCGCGTTCAGCCAGAACCCTGCGCTGCAGAAGTGCGACCTGCATACGATCTTCGGGTCGGTCGTCGTTGCAGCGCAGCTGGGCCTGGAGATCGGCGTCGGCGGCCAGGGCTATCTCGTCCCGTACGGTACCAAGGCCACCTTCGTCCCGGGCTGGCAGGGTCTGGTCGACCTGGTCTCGCGCGCTGGCCGCGCCACCGTCTGGACCGGCGCCGTCTACGTGGGCGACGAGTTCGACTGGGCGCTGGGCGATCGCCCCTTCATCAAGCACCGGCCCGGCGCCGGCGGCGACAGCTACCGCGATATCACGCACGTCTACGCCGTTGGCCGCGTCAATGGCAGCGAATACCCGGTGCTCGAGGTGTGGAGCATGGACCGCGTGGTCAAGCACCTGAACAAGTTCAACAAGGTCGGCGGCCGCCACTACGCCCTGGAGAAAAACGGCCAGAACATGGAAATGTACGCCCGCAAGGTGGTGCTGCTCCAGGTGCTCAAGTACATGCCGAAATCGATCGAGGTGCAGCGCGCCGTCGACGTGGCCACCGCGGTAGACGCCGGCAAGGGCTTCACGATCGACAGCGACATGGTGGTGATCGATAACGGCCAAGATGAGCGCGAGGACGAAGTGAACCAGGACACCGGCGAAGTGCGCAGCACAGGCGCGGCCGTCAGCAATGTACCGGCAGCGCGCGGCGACCTCCCGACGTGCACGGCCGAGAACTTCGACAAGAACAAGGCCGGGTGGCGCCAGCAGATCGTCGACAAGAAGAAGACCGTGGCCGAACTGGTGGCCATGATCGAAACCCGCCAGATCCTCACCCAGGACCAGAAGCTGACGATCGACAGCTGGGCTCACGAGAACGACTGATCCCCCGGCCGCCTCGCGCAAGCGGGGCACCACCTCAACCCCATCAAGGAAAACGAAAATGCAAATCCATAATCTCGTCCAGGGAAGTCCGGAGTGGAAGGAATACCGCCTGGTCATGCGTGGCGCCAGCGAAGCCGCTGCCATGCTGGGCATCTCCTCGCGCGTATCACGCACCGAGCTGCTGCACATGAAGGCAACCGGCACCGCCCAGGAGTTCAGCAACTGGGTGCAGACCAACATCCTCGACCATGGCCACCACGTCGAAGCACTGGCGCGCCCGCTGGTCGAAGACCTGATCGGTACCGAGCTCTATCCGGTGACCTGCTCGGACGGCCTGCTGTCGGCTTCCTGCGACGGCCTGACCATGGCGGAAGACATCGCCTTCGAGCATAAGCAGTGGAATGCAGCGCTGGCCGAGTCGGTCGCGAACCACGTGCTGCCGGACGAATACCAGCCGCAGTGCCAGCAGATCATGATGGTGACCGGCTGCGGCAAGGTCGTGTTCGTAGTGTCGGACGGTACCGCTGACAACTTCCTGTACATGGATGTGCTGCCAGATCCCGCCTGGCAGGAGCGCATCCGCGCCGGCTGGGCCCAGTTCGAGGTCGACCTGGCCAATTACCAGCCTCGGGAATACGCGGCAAAACCGGAAAGCGAGCCGATCATGGCCCTGCCGGCGCTCGTCATCCAGATCCGCGGCGAGGTGGCCACCAGCAACCTGCCAGCGTTCCAGGCGAAAGCCGAGCGATTCATTGCCAGCATCAAAACCGACCTGGTCACCGACCAGGACTTCGCCGATGCTGAGGCCACGGTTAAATTCTGCGAGAAGGCCGAGGGCGACCTCGAGCAGGCCAAGCGCGCCGCGCTCGAGCAGACCGCCGACATCGCTGAGCTGATGCGCACCATCGACCTGATCAGCGAGCAGCTGCGCGCCAAGCGCCTGACCCTGTCCCGTACGGTGAAGGACAAGAAAGAGCTGATCAAGGCGAGCATCCTGAACCAGGTGAAGCTGGCGTTTGCTGAGCACGTCGCTGGCCTCGAGCGCGAGATCTCGCCGCTGCGCCTTGTGTTCCAGTCCCGCGACTTCGCCGGCGCCATGAAGAACAAGCGCACGCTGGCCACGCTGCAGGATGCCGTCGACACCGAGCTGGCCAACGCCAAGATCACCGTCGACGCGATCGCCGCCGGGGTGCGCGGGCGCCTGGCCTGGTACCGCGAGCATGCCGCTGATCATCAGTTCCTGTTTGCCGACCTGCAGGGCGTGATCCAGAAGGGTGACGAGGACTTCCAGCTGGTGGTGCGCACGCGCATCGATAACCACAAGCGACAAGAGGCCGAGAAGGCGGAGCGTGCGCGCCAGCAGCAGGAGGAAGCGCGCCAGCGTGCCGAGGCCGCTGCCCGGGCGCAGGAAGAGGCCACGGCGCGCGCCCGCGAGGAAGCTGCCCCACGGGCTGCGCAGCAAGCCAGCGCCGCGCCGGCGCCTGTTGCCGAGACGCCGAAAAATGACCCGGACTTCCAGGAAGTGCAAGCGGCGCCGGCTCAGGTGACGCCAATCGCCGCAGCGCGCCCAGCAGCACAGGCCACGGCGCCGACCCTGCGCCTCGGCCAGATCGCCGAGCGCCTGGGCTTCAGCCTCACCGCCGACTTCCTCGCGTCCCTGGGCTTCGCCGCTACCGGCCGCGATCGTGCCGCGGTGCTGTACCGCGAAGCCGACTTCCCATCGATGTGCGCCGCGTTGATCCGTCACGTCACCGCCGTGGCCCAGGCCAAGGCCGCTTGAAATGGCCGGCCTGCGTCCATGCACCTGGACCGTCCTGCGGTGCAAGGAGCAGCCGTTCCAGCAGTTCCTCGGCGTCACCGACGAGAAAGCCGCCGCCAGCCGTGTGAAGGAGCTGTGCGAAGTCGGCTCCCGCGCGGAGCTGGATCGCGACGCAGCCGCCCAGGCGCGCTGGAACGAGCGGATCCGCCAGCGCTACCAGCAGTACCTGCAGGACCCTAAAAATCAAACCACCCAGGAGAAGTAACCCATGTTCGAACTCAAGCAGCCCGTCAAACTGGCCAACGTCAACCCGCGCGCGGAGATGCACGGCGAAGACCCGAAGCCCGCCTTCGACCTGAAGATCGAGGCCACGTGCTCGAGCAGCATCCTCGCCTATTTCCACCCGGAGCTGCGCCAGCACCTGTTTAAGAAAGACGAGTCGCCTGACCTGGTCGACCAGGCAACCGACAGCGATGCGCTGACCGCGCTGCGCTACCCGAAGATGGGCGCCATCAAGTGGGATTGGGAAGGCACCGGCTACACCGCCACCGTCGACTATGGAATGGGCGGCGAGAGCAACATCGTGCTGAACGACTGCAAGGTCGACCACTTCAAGATCGAAGCGCATAACGGTGGATCCGTCGTGATCACCTTCCGCATCATCGCCCACCCGGAGACCGAGGACGTTGGCAAGCTGTGCGAATTCATGCAGCGCGACATCGGGCTGGATCTGCTGCCGCCGGCGCCGCAGACCATGGGCGAGCTGTTCGAGAAGGCGGCCTGACCATGAAGCTCCAGGTGAAGGATTCCGGAGCCTGGCGCAACGTGCTGAACTTCGAGCCGGCGCGCCGCGTGCAGATTGAGGCCGCCGGCGCCGCGCTCCTGCAGGCGGCCGGCTGCTCGAGGACGACGCTGCGAATCAGCGACGGCGACCAGTCGCTGGCGTACTGCGAGCCGCCGGCGTGTAGCTGGAGACCAGCATGACCAAGTCCCGCGGCATCAACGCACCAAAGGCCGTCTGGACGGACGAACAGATCGAGACGCTTCGCCGCCTCTACCCCAATTACAGGAGTGAGGACATTGCTTTCATGATCGGACAGCCCCTGCAGACTGTCTACCGCAAGGCAAACAGTATGGGGTTGAAGAAAACGGCCGAGTTCATCGCAGCAGAGTCGGCCCGCCAGCTGAATCGGCCCGATCATCCGGCACGCGAAAGCCGCTTCCAGAAGGGTCTGGTGCCGTGGAATAAGGGCGTCAAGGGCGTCGCCGGCGTGCAGGAGGCCTGCCGCGCCACGCACTTCAAGCCTGGGCAGACACCCCACAACACGCTGCCGATCGGGAGCTTGAAGCTCGACAAGGATGGCACGCTGCAGCGGAAGGTGAGCAACGCGTCGGGAAACAACAGTGCTCGATGGCGCGGCGTGCACGAACTGGTCTGGACTGAAGTGAATGGGCCGTTGCCGCCGAAGCACATCGTCGTCTTCAAGCCCGGCATGCGCACCAACGTGCTCGAGGAGATCACGGTCGACCGCGTCGAGTGCATCAGCCTGGCCGAGAACATGCGTCGCAATACCGTTCACAACATGCCGAAGGAACTGGTCGACCTGGTACGCCTGCGCGGTGTCCTGACACGAAGTATCAATCGAAAGGAAAAAGATGTCACAGCATAAAACAATTGAGGACCTGCGCGCCGTGCTGTTCGAAACCATCGCATCTGTCAGGGACGGCAGCATGCCGCTTGATCGGGCGAGGACTGTATCGGATTTGGCCCAGGTGATGGTTAATTCTGCCAAGGTTGAGGTCGAATTCGTCAAAGCGACCAGCAGTGACGGCAGCGGCTTCATGGAACCGGCTCCGGCACAGCTGCCGTCGGGAATCACGGGCACGACCGTGCACAGGATGCGGTAATGAACCAGGCCGACATCTTCGGCGCTGGCGCGCGCCGCTTGCAGATGACCGAATCGATCGAGCTGACGATCCAGTCCCTGCAAGCCTACGGCGCCACGCACGAGCACTGGGGTCTGGCCTGGTCCGGCGGGAAGGACAGCTCCGCCACGCTCACGCTGATCATGTGGCTGCTCGACACCGGCAAGATCCAGCGCCCGAAGTCGCTGACCGTGTTCTACGCCGACACGCGCCAGGAGCTTCCGCCGCTGGCCGTGGCCGCCCGCCAGATCATGGACGAGCTCGAGGAGCGCGGCATCCGCTGTGAGGTGGTGACGGCGCCGATGGACAAGCGCTTCATGGTCTACATCCTGGGGCGCGGCGTGCCGCCACCGAACAACAACACGCTGCGCTGGTGCACGCGCCAGATCAAGATCGACCCGATGGAGCAGGCGCTGCGCGATCGCCTCGAGCAGCTGGACGGCCAGATCCTGATGATCACCGGCGTGCGCCAGGGCGAGAGTGCGATCCGCGACCGCCGCATCGAGATGAGCTGTGGGAAGGATGGCGCCGAGTGCGGCCAGGGCTGGTATCAGCAAGTGCTGCCGAACGCGAAGGGGCTGCGAGGTCGACTGGCCACCCTGGCGCCTCTGCTGCACTGGCGTGTCTGCCACGTGTGGGAGTGGCTGAAGCATTGGGCGCCCGCCGCTGAATTCGGCGACTGGAGCACGGCGATGATCGCGGATGCCTACGGCGGCGACGAGGCGGAAGAGATCAACGCGCGCACGGGCTGCATTGGCTGCGCGCTGGCCCAGGAAGACAAGGCCCTCGACAGCGTGCTGCAGCTGCCGGCCTGGTCCTACCTGGCGCCGCTCAAGCGCCTCCGTCCGCTGTGGCGCGAGCTGCGCGAGCCGCAGTACCGGTTGCGCAAGGCCGGCGCTGAGCACCTGAAAGACGGCAGCATTGCGAAGAATCCGCAGCGCATGGGACCGATCACCCTGGAGGCGCGCTTGATGGGCCTGGAGCGCGTGCTCGGCATCCAGAACGAGGTGAACGCCGCTGCCCGGGCGCTGGGCCGGCCGGAGATAGACCTGATCAACGCGGAAGAGGAGGCGCGCATCCGCGAGCTGATCGCGCTGGAGACCTGGCCGCAGGGCTGGGAGGGCGACGAGCCGATCGCTACCACGATCATGGATGTGGTCTACCAGAACGGCGCTGTGCAGCCGCGGCTGTTTTCCGAAAACGAACTGTGAACTTGAGGAATACCATGACCGAAATAACCGACGCCCTCCGTGAGGGCAAGCGCCTACGCCTGCTGGCCACCGCCCTGGAGCTTCTGCAGCACGAACGGATCGACAGCGCCGTCATCGAGATCCCAGGCACCGACCCGCAGCGGTATGTGGTCATCGGCACTGCCGAGACGATCGGGAAGCTGCTGAAGGACGACGAGCAGCCAGTCGGCTACCTCGCCAGTGAGCAGATCGCCGCCGGCGCCGCCGTCAAGTACGACCACGGCCAGCCCATAGGGCGCAATGTGGCGATCGACGTGTTCGACGCAATGAAGCCGGCCGCCGGCCAGGAAGGAGGTATCGCATGAAAGAACGAGGAATCCTGTTCAGCGCGCCGATGGTGCGCGCGCTGCTCGATGGCACGAAGACGCAGACGCGGCGCGTGGCCAACACCGGGCTTTACGCCATCGATGCGCGGACCCACGGCGACGAGACAGCGGCGCGCGAGTTGGCCAACCTGGTGACAAAGTGCCCGCACGGTCTGGCAGGCGACCGTCTTTACGTGCGCGAGACGTTCGGCGAGGTATATGACTGGTGCGACCATCCTGAAATGCCCGGCGCGCCCACCGAGCGCTGGCACATCGAATGGAAGTACCGTGCAGATGGCGAGCCTGATCGCCCCCATCTCGACGGCGCATGGACGGGGTGGAAACCCAGCATTCATATGCCCCGCACGGCCAGCCGGATCCTGCTCGAAATCGTTTCGGTGCGCGTCGAGCGGCTGCAGGAGATCAGCGAGGCCGACGCAGCGGCGGAAGGGTGGCAGCGCCGGCCCGAGATGTCCGACGACCCTGAGGTGCACGCGGACGCGGCACGCGACTGGTACTGCGATCTGTGGGAGCAGATCAACGGCGCCGGCAGCTGGGCCGCCAACCCGTGGGTGTGGGCAATCGAATTCAAACGTGTGGATTAGCTATGGAAAACTTTGACCCAACACTGTCGCCAGACGAGATCTATAAGATCACGCACTGCAAGCGCGCCAAGGAACAGCTCCGCGAGCTGGCGCGCATGCGGATCCCAGCCACGCGGCGCGTGGACAATACGGTGTGCGTTCTCCGGATGTACGTCACCAACCCAGCTTCGCTGCCGGGCGCAGGCGCGCCGGCGAACGATGGGCCGCAACTGAAATCAGCGAGAAGATGAATCGAAAACGAATGACCGGGCGCGGCCTGCCCGCCCGGGTGTACATCAAGGACGGCGCCTACAAATTCATGGCGCCCGAGAAGATCCGCGATCCAGCGGACGGAAAGCTGAAATTCTGGATCCGCTTGGCCAGCGTGGAAGAGGGCGAGGCGGCTATGCTGTCCGCGCTGTCCACCCTCAAGAGCGACAAGCTGGCGACCGAAGGGACGATGGTGCACCTGTGCGCCGAGTTCAAGGCGAAGAAGCTGGGCAAGTATGGGAAGGATACGCAGGAGCAGTACACCCGCTTCCTCGACGTGATTGCCAACGACTTCGAGGCCTTCAGTGTCGCCCAGGTGACGACCAAGGCCTGCGCCGACTTCCTCCGCAATAACTTCGCCGAGAAAGCGAACACGGCGCGCAAGTACAGCGCGCTGCTGGGCAAGTTGTTCCGTTACGCGATCGGCGTACTCGGCCTGCGCCAGGACAATCCCATGGATCAGATCGACCTGGAAGAATTCGAGGTTGAGCGCCGCACGGTGCTAGCTACGCACGACCAGGTGGCGGCGATCCGCGCGGCCGGCTTCACGGGCGTCGACGGCAAGCCCACCCAGAGCGGGCCGATGTTCGCCTGTATCGTCGACATGACCTATCTGCTGTGGGCGCGCGCGATCGACATCCGGACGCTGAAGGAAAGCCAGATCGAGGATCTGCCCGGCGGTGGCGGCCTGATCAGCCTGAAGCCGTCGAAAACGAAAAAGAGCAGCGGCCTGCAGCTGGACATCACTATTACGGCCGAGATCCGGGAAGTCATCGAGCGCGCGCGGGCGCTGAAGCGGGCCAGGCAGCTGATCAGCCCGTACCTGTTTCCGACTCGGAAGGGCACGCCGTACGCGAAGACCGGCCTGATATCGATGTGGGACCGTGCGCGGGAGCGCGCTGCGGCGATTTCGCAGAAGGAAGGGCGGGAGTTCGGCGAGATGATCCAGTTCAAGGACCTCCGCTCGCTGGGCGCCACGGACGCCGCGAAGCAGGGCAGTGCGAAGGAAGCGATTCGGGATAGACTGGTGCACACCAGCGTGAAGACGTCGGAGATCTACATCAAGGAAGCGGTGCCGACGACATCGGCGCTCGACATGAAATTGCCCTGGAAAGGCCGATAATATCGGTCGCAAGAATGTGCGTAAAGCCCCGCAAACTGTGGCAAAAGAAAGAACTGTATATTATCGGGTCGCTGGCTGAGAGGTAGTATTCATGCGGGTTTCAGCGGCTTGCGTTCCCGTATGGGGTGCACGGGGTCGGAGGTTCGAATCCTCTCGCCCCGACCAA